CGTTACGAAGTTGTCGCTCCTGTGTCGTCTGTCCGCATTGGAGAGACACGCAAAGATTTTGTCAGGTCAAAGGCTTGTGTGGACTACCCGCGATGGGTTGCACTCTTTGTCAGCAAGAGCGAAAGAGAATGTCAAAGATGGCTTGACAGGTACGAAAGGGTGGTGCTAAAACTGTGCATACCGTACGAAGTGCGTTAGACATCGTTTGGTTCTCCTTGGGAAGCAGGGCTGGTTTTCGGACTGGCCCTGTTTCTTTTTGTGTTGACAGTCGCGTTGCATTACCTGTATGGCTAACTAACACAGCGTCAAACAAAGGAGATTGACACATGGAAGTAATCGTAAAAGACGACGACCGCCGACAGCTTTTGAAAGCACACAATGATCTGCGTAACATGATCACCACGATTCACGAGTGCCACGACGTTTGGATGTCCGACGTAGGCAAGCTAGAGCATCTGCAACATCTGTTGCATCACGCGCTCAAGTTCACCCCGCCGGTTGACGAAGAAGGCAAGAAGATGTGGTGGCGTGACTATGTTTACGCAGAAGAGGTGCCTATCGATGACTAGGTTGTATCAACTGGTGATGGACAGCGCAAAGAACCCGCTGTCCAACATCCCCGACGTAAACACCCGACACATGATTATGCAAGTTCTTGCGTGGATGTGGTGTATCGTGTTTTCGTCGTGGGTGGGATCGATTGTCGTGTTTGGTGTCAGTGCGCTTGTACACGCAATCCTGTTGGCTGGCATCTTTATCACGCTGGCTGTGTTTGAGACTGCCAAGCGTAAGCCGCAGTATTTCGGTGGGCTGGGTAGAGGCAACGGGGGTGAACATGAATAAGTTGTGGGACAAGGCTGTGGAATATTACCTGACGCACGATGACATTGAAATATTCTTGTTTGCGTGCTGCTGGGCCTTCTTGGGCTGGATGATGTTCCACGCCTTCAATGGCATTATGGAAAGGATTTACTGCTCATGCGTGTGATTGAAAACCACGTTGAATCTTGTCACTGCTGGCACTGTGGTGGCTACGGCAAGGTCTCGTACATACGAGATGGGGATGTCGAGGACTGGGGTCACTGTCACGACTGTGACGGCAGCGGGGAACTGTACCGCGCCAAGATCACACAGACGACGGTGATCCGTGCCTTCTTGACACAAGCAAAACACGCACTAGAAGACATAGACCTTATGGACAGCGACCTAGATCAGATATACACAAAGATCGATCAAGCGGTGGCTGATGTTGAACACTACGAAACAAAGGTAGGGACACGAGATGGAAATTGACATGACAGAAGAGATGGACAAGCAGACGACTAATGCTGTTGTAGAGACAGTGCGCGAGGTCTTGATCGACATGGGATATGGTGACGTTTTAGACTTTCAGTGGCAGCTTGTGGTAACTTTTACAGATGAGGATGATGTCTGATGGGTAAGGTAAGTGACTGGCTAATCGAAATGGAAGAAGACGCATCGTACATGACGCGGCAGGAATTCATCGACAAGCACGGCGAGACGGTGGCCGAGATGTACGACGAATTGCAACTCAAGTGGCAGATAGACTATGCCGATCCGGGTGACGGCTTCACCCACCCAGATGATGTGGACTAAATAATGTCAGCCAAAAATGTTGTCAGCCTAAATATTGTCAGTCGAAATATTGTCAGCCAAAAGCCCACAACATTGTCGCCCGATTACCCGTGTGACAAATGCGGTGAGCCAGCCATGACAAACGATTCGGGGCAGTTACGCTGTCCGTCCTGTTGGCTGCAAGAAAAGGGAAGACAAATAAAACCTATTGACCGGGGCGGCTATCGTCCCTAAGGTTTGGCAACGATTAGGAAACACGACAAGGAACAAACGACATGAAAAAGCGAATCCACATAAACCAGCACGTTATCCGCGCCAATAAAAAGAATGGCACGAATGACCCGGCAATCACTGTGAAAACGTACAAGCGGAACACGTACGCGCACCGGGTTGAGATCGGCGGCGCGTCTACCGTTGTTTATTCACCAGACAAACCTTTGAACTGCGGCGCACGTGTATGGATCGAAACCGACGCGACCGTCGCGGCGTTCAACGACGAAAAGGTGGTGATCACATGAAACAAGCCACGCTGATCGACCACGAAAAAATGATCTATAATATTGTTAGCGTCTATCGTGACGCCGACGAAACACAACACGCCGAGGGTTTGTTGTGGTACTCCGACGCACAAAAGGCGGCGCACAATATCGCAGTAAAATATGACATTGCGGTTTATATTGTGGTTGCTGTTATCGCTGCGCTTTCACCTAACAACAAATGGTCCCGAAATATTGTCAACGCCGATGCCTTGATTGGTGCATTTATCCGGGGCGATGGTCTCTTGTCGGTTAAGGTCTCGACCTACAATAAGATGAAACAAAAGGCTTGGGATATCTTGGCGGCGCGTCCAGACTACGACGGGGCAAAAGACATGCTGAAAGGTCAAAAGATTACGTCCTTTTTCATGGACATTATGGGCGAGTTTAACGTCACGATTGACGGCCACGCACGAAACATTGCCTACGGTGAGCGCGTCGGATTGACTGACGACCGGACAAACATTGGCGTTCGTGAATACCGCGCTTTGCAAGCCGCATATGAAGAAGCCGCCCGGCGCGTCGGCCTCATGCCCTACCAGCTACAGGCAATCACTTGGCGCGTCTGGCGCGACCGGCACGGGATCAAATAATGTCAGCGCCATGCCTAAAATTTTGTCAGCGCCATGCCTCTAGTTTGGGGATCGGTTGGGGGTTTCCTGCGCCATTGTTCGGGGGCGGGACTGTCGGGCCGGTCAGCGGTTGCCGCGAGTCGCGGGGCGGCAACCAACTTTTGCCGGGGCCGCAAAACTTTTTTGCGCCCGGGACTTCAACTGGTGCAAAACCTGTGCCATGATTCGGTTGCTGGCGATCTTGCCAGCCAACAAAGGAGAACAAGCTATGCTTGATTTAGTACCGACTAATGATGCCATTCGCCCGGTGGGTGATGGCTGGGAATACCGCCACAATCACATTGACGATCTGTCACTGTATACTGACCACTGCCGAATCCGGCGGATTCCGATCGTTGCCATGCGGCCATATTACAGCGACCTTCACGGCACGGTGGAAGAGCCGCATAACATGGATGACTTCCATGCTCTTTATAACGCCGCGACCGATCAGGTGCTTTCGACCCGGCCTATCGGGAAAACTTACAAGCTTGTGCCACATGATCAGCTTTTTGCAGCGCAAGCCGAGAAGCTATCCGAGGGTGACTTGCCGACCGGCAACGTGACGGTGACCGACCGGCTCTATGACGGTGGGCTTCGAGCGCATCGGACCATCCACTTCAACGACCTGTCCGAGAACATTGAACACTTACAGGACCGGGTGGTTTACCGCATGGACATTTTCAACTCGGTGGACATGTCGTGGAGCTTTCAAATATTCAGCGGGGCTTATCGCGACCTGTGCCGGAATACCTTGGTATTCGGTGGCGAGAAGGCATATCACCAGAAGCGAAAGCACACTAAGAATCTGTCCGTCGGGGCTTTGATTAGCAAGGCGGCCATGGGGCTTGAATTCTGGCAAAACAACCGGGACCAGATGCAACTATGGCGGGGCCGGGCCATGAACAGCCAGCAATTTGCCGCGCTGCTGGCCGATACCATCTGCAAGAAAAACGACGCGGCAGCGGAAGCCGGTCAGGGTGACGGTCTCAACCGACGGCTGATGAATTACCTGCTTCACCGCTTCGAGGAGGAGGAGCGCGAATTGGGCCGGACCATGTGGGCCGGTTATAACGCTCTAACCCATTGGTCAACGCATCTTGACACCGAATGGACCGACGACGACGGGAAGACATGGAAGACGGGCCGCAAGGATGCCCGGCCTCATTATGTGGCCCGGACCCGTGCCGACCATGTCCGGACGGTGATCGAATCTGACAGGTGGCGAGAGATGGAAGGACTGGCCTTTGCATGACCTTATTGCCTCAATATTCCGGCTTTGCTGGATTTTCTTGCTGGTGATCATCATCGTCAGCATCATCTGAACGAAAGGAACCTAAACGATGAATATTCCTAAGACACTTCTGAACGATGTCCGCAAGCTTGCGGATCGGTTTGAACAGGTTGTTCGGCAGGACGAGCGCAAGCGGTTGCTTGCAAAATTCCGGGCCGAGACTGGGCGCAAGCCAGTAGCGAAGCCGGAGCCTCTTTATCCGGTGACCGGGCTGCATGGTGAGCCTTTGAACGAGACGCCACCGGCACGGGTGAAGACTGTGGCCCACAATGTCGATATTGGCCCGGGCCATCGTCGGCTGCTGGCCGAACTGGCAAAGGGTTATCAGGCCGCGCCGACTATGGCCGGTAACCTCGGGTTTACCCGTTTGACTGTGGTCCGGTATCTGTCCGACCTCCGCAAGGCCGGGTATCCGATCAAGGCAAAAAGCACGGGCCGTCGGGCTGCTGGCCGGTATCAGAAGATTTACCGGCTTGACCAGACCGGCTAATCCGTGGCTATAATCCGGGGCGGTCCAGATCGGGCCGCCTCGACTTTTGCAAAAGGAGACGAAACAATGCAAAGCACGATCAAAACCGAACTTACTTCTACCGAAGCCGCCGACGTTTTCGCCATCACTGAGCATGAGCTTAAGGTCTTGCGGTATCACCTCGATGCCATCAACAACCAAATCAGGGGGCTTGAGGCGTTCATGGATTCCATGGGCTTTACTAGCTGGATCGGCAGCGAGTCTCCCCGTTCGATCAAGAAGGCAGAATTTACGGTGAAGACCGACTAACCTGTTCCGCTTCCCGGTGCGGCGGTAGTAGCCCGGGTTTTTCCTCCATACCGGTCACCGACCGGCACTTGCCCCCGGCCATAGCGTCGGGGGTTTTTTTGTGGGCATGACCCACAATAATGATCAGGCGGTTGAACTGGCGGGATAAATCCGGCGGCTTGTGTTTCGGGTAATGCTGCGCCGGGTGACCTCAAAAGACAGCCCGGCGGGTTATCCATACCGGAAAAAATGTCAATGCCGAGGTCTTATCCGCGCGGGATGACCCACAATATAGGCCGGTGGTCCCCGGCTTGCTGCATGATCTGTCAGGTGGTTCAGGAGCTATCATTGCCGATGAAAATCGGCTGACCGGGGTCGGTAGGGCCACCCGGGGGTACCCAGTACTTGTATGCAACCCCGGCATATTTTTTGTATTTTTTTGTTTTTTGTATGGATAAGTGGGCATGACCCGTCATACAGCCCCGGCATGCTATGTCAGCATGACCCCCAGTGTAGAACTGAGGGGATATATCCCGGCGGGTACTAGACCCAGTCTACATACGGATGTTCTGTTTGTCAAGTATTTTGTTTTTTCTGTTGACAATCAGTGTTACTAGCTCTAATATTGTATCGTGGGCCGTTTCATACACGGTATATTCCCACAAATCTGTGCAATTACGCCTGTAACCACGGTGAATAAGGCTGATTGAGACGCCCACACCCTCTTTTTTACATAAAAAACAATGAATCTGCTTCCAAAACAATACAAAGAGCGGGTATTGACCCCTCAACAGAGCCAGTTTCTTGAACTTTTGTTTGAAAACGGTGGAAATGTAACCCAAGCTGCCGTAGATGCGGGGTATTCCCGTGGTTCTGCCCAGTGGCTCAAGCAAACATTGGCAGATGAGATCATTGAACGCACAAAAAGCATACTTTCAGTAAATGCAATAAAGGCAGCAAACCGTGTAGTCTCCACAATTGACAATCCCGCCCCCGAACGAGGTGACGAATTACGGCTAAGAGCCGCTGAATCGTTGCTTAACCGCGTAGGAGTTGCAAAACAAGAGACACACAACCACAATGTACAAGCAATACACGGTGTGGTGTTGTTGCCCCCAAAGAATGAAGTAGTGATTGATGGCTGAACAAGCCCCCAAGAGGCGCGGTAGACCTAAAAAAGACCCAAACGCACCCAAGGCCACGTACAACCTGTCTACAAAGGAACGTGCCCGTCGTGCAGCTACAAAACGAGTCAACGCCGCCAAGAAGCGTGCAGAGAAATCAACCAAAGCCGCAGAGGATAGACGCAGATATGCCCGAAAGCTTGAACAAACTACAACAAAAGTTGAAAAAGCTCTGGTTGGGAACGAGTCTGCCACAATCGATCTTGGGGATTTGGCTGCTTTGCCAGACGCAGTGTCGGACCTTGTTGGAGAAAGTGAAGTTGTTTTCCAACCGAATGACGGACCTCAAACAGACTTTCTATCGGCGGGTGAGCGAGACGTACTCTACGGCGGTGCTGCCGGTGGTGGAAAGAGTTTTGCACTTCTTGCTGATCCGCTACGTTACTGTCACAATCCTAATCATCGTGGCCTTCTTCTCCGTCGCACACTGGATGAACTTACCGAACTAATCGACAAGTCCCGCCAACTGTACCCCAAAGCTTTTCCCGGAGCAAAGTTCCGCGAATCGAAGTCCACATGGGTGTTCCCCTCTGGTGCAACGATCTGGTTCACCTATCTTGACAAAGATAAGGACGTTACCCGCTTTCAGGGTCAGGCATTCAACTGGATCGGCATAGATGAAATTACCCAGTATCCTACACCCTATGTCTGGGATTACTTGCGTTCTCGCCTTCGTACTACTGATCCTGAACTCCAGCAACACCTGTACATGCGCTGCACAGCCAACCCCGGAGGAGTGGGTGGTTGGTGGGTCAAGAAAACATACATTGAAGATGTGGAACCAAACAAGCCTTTTCCTGCCTTCGATATAGAAACAAAAACACCCTTTCTGTGGCCCAACGGTCACGAGAAGGCAGGTCAGCCGTTGTTCTTTCG